ACCAGTGACCTCTGAAGAAGGCGGTGTCAACAAGAAAAGCACCGTGGCAGCCAACTCTGGTGCACGTGGATCAGTGGCCAAGCCCACCAATCTCGATCAAGGTGGCGAAGCCAAAGGTCGTCCTGCTCCCAAGGCACAGGACATGAACATGACCATGCAGCCTGACGTGAAACCTGCCACCAAGCCACATCTGGCACAGGCCACTGGCGTGAACGTGCGATCACCGCTGCCAGGTCAATAAGGACTCTGCACCGTGACTCTGTATCTGCGCGAACATCTCAGCTTTGACGCTGCCCGCATCGTGGTGGAGGGCACCGAAGAAGGCAAGACGCTCTACATGAAGGGCATCTGCATCCAGGGCGGTGTGAAAAACGCCAATGAGCGGGTGTACCCTGTGAGCGAGATCGAACGCGCAGTGAAAACCCTGAACGAACAGCTCAGCACTGGCCATTCTGTGCTGGGCGAAGTGGATCATCCCGATGATCTCAAGGTGAACCTGGACCGCGTGAGCCACATGATCAAAGAAATGTGGATGGAAGGTCCCAACGGTTATGGAACATTGAAAATACTGCCCACACCCATGGGCCAGCTGGTGAAAACCATGCTGGAAAGCGGTGTGAAACTTGGAGTTTCCAGTCGCGGTAGCGGAAACGTCAACGAGGCCAACGGACATGTCAGTGACTTTGAAATAGTCACTGTCGATGTTGTTGCTCAACCCAGTGCGCCCAACGCGTACCCCAAGGCCATCTACGAAGGCCTGATGAACATGCGGTACGGACATCAGGTGCTGGAGATGGCCAGGGAAGCTGGGGGAGACAACAAAGTACAGAGATATTTGCGGAGTGAAGTTGTGAAGCTCATCAAAGATCTCAAAATCTAGGAGAAACGCATGTTAGATGCACTCAAGCCTTTACTAGATAGCGACCTGATCAACGAGGAAACTCGCACGGAGATCACTGAAGCCTGGGAAGCCAAGCTCACAGAAGCCCGTGAACAGGTACGCGCAGAACTCCGAGAAGAGTTTGCGCAGCGCTATGAGCATGACCGTACAGTAATGGTGGAAGCCCTGGATCGCATGGTAACAGAAGGTCTCGAAGCAGAGATCTCGGCAGTGGCAGCTGAAAGGCAGGCACTGCAGGAAGATCGAGTCCGTTTCCAAGGCAAAATGCGGGAATCAGCCACGAAGTTCAACGACTTCATGGTGACCAAGCTGGCCGAAGAAATTGGCGAACTGCGCAAAGACCGCCGGCAACACAACGAAGGCTTGCAAAAGCTGGAACGATTCGTGGTGCGTGCCTTGGCGGAAGAGATCATGGAATTCGCACAAGACAAGCGCGACCTGGTGGAAACCAAGGTACGTTTAGTGAGCGAAGCCCGTAGCAAACTTGAGTCATTGAAAGCCAGATTCGTGAAAGAATCCGCGGCCAAGATGACCCAGGCTGTTAGCCAGCATCTCAAGGCAGAACTGAACCAGTTGCAGGAAGACATCAAGATCGCTCGCGAGAACAATTTTGGACGTCGTATCTTTGAAGCGTATGCAGCGGAATTTGGCACAACTCATCTCAATGAGAATGCCGAAGTGCGCAGCCTGCGTGCAGCCATTGAGGCCAAAGATCAGCAGTTGGCGGAAGCCACCCGGACAGCCCAGGATCAAGCAGTGATCGTGGAATCCAAAGAGCGTGAGATACGCATGATCAAGGAGAACAACCAGCGTGCCAACACACTGGAAGAGCTGCTGTCGCCCCTGAACCAGGACCGGCGCGAGATCATGAGCAATCTCTTGGAAAGCGTGCAGACCAGCCGTCTCAAAGGCGCTTTCGAGAAGTACCTACCAGCAGTGCTGGCAGAAGGCCGTGCCGTGAAAAACTCTCAGGTGATCACGGAAAGCCATCGCGCAGTGACTGGGGACAAGACTGTCCAGATCAGACCCGATGACGAATCACGCAGCAATGTGATCGAAATCAAGCGTCTGGCCGGGCTGTGATATAACAAAGGGAGATCCAAATGTCACAAGAACTACTAGAAAGCCGTTGGGACGAAACCAAAGACGCCCTGATGGAAGGCCTCAAGGGCAGCCGTCGCAACACCATGGGCGTGATCCTTGAGAACACCCGTAGGTACCTCAAAGAGAATGCTTCTGCAGGCTCCACGGTCAGCGGCAACATCGCTACCTTGAACCGGGTGATCCTGCCCGTGATCCGACGGGTTATGCCCACTGTGATCGCCAACGAAATTGTTGGTGTGCAGCCCATGACCGGTCCAGTGGGACAGATCCACACCCTGCGTGTGCGCTATGCCTCAACCATGACGGACCAGTCCGCAGCGGCCACTTCGGTCACAGCGGGTGAAGAGGCCCTGAGCCCGTTCAAGATCGCCACGGCATACTCTGCCGGCGCTCGCGGTGCGTCCAACGCGGCCACCACGCAGACAGCTGCCCAGGGCTACACCGGTGCTGCCACTGCCACGCTGGAAGGCAACGGCGGTCGTCAGATCTCCGTGCAGATCCTGAAGCAGGCCGTGGAAGCCAAAACGCGCAAGCTGCAGGCTCGCTGGACCTTTGAAGCTGCCCAGGACGCACAGGCCATGCATGGCATTGACGTTGAAGCAGAAATCATGGCAGCACTGGCCCAGGAGATCACGGCTGAAATCGACCAAGAGATCCTGTTGAGCCTGCGCAGCCTGGCCCAGACCGAGTTCACCTACAACCAGGCCACTGTGTCGGGCACAGCCACATTCGTGGGCGATGAGCATGCTGCCTTGGCAGTGCTGATCAACCGCGTGGCCAACCTGATCGCACAGCGCACACGGCGCGGTGCAGGTAACTTTGCCGTGGTATCACCTGCGTCGCTCACAGTGCTGCAGAGCGCCACCACTTCGGCGTTTGCTCGCACCACGGAAGGCATCTTTGAAGCACCCACCAACACCAAGTTCGTGGGCACGCTCAACGGCGCCATGCGTGTGTTCGTGGACTCCTACGCTTCGGATTCAACCCCGGTGCTGGTGGGCTACAAAGGCTCTTCAGAGGCAGATGCAGCGGCGTTCTATTGCCCCTACATCCCGTTGATGAGCTCTGGTGTTGTGCTGGATCCCACCACGTTTGAGCCAGTGGTCAGCTTTATGACTCGTTATGGGTACATAGAGCTCACGAACACTGCATCTTCGTTTGGTAACGCTGGCGATTATCTCGGGGAGATAGCAGTCTCTAACCTTAGTTTTTCTTGATACAATCAAGGAATACAAGGTTTCAAATCAAAAAACCGCCGAAGGGCGGTTTTTTGTTGACTAATCTATTATATTGTGTTAATCTATATAAATAACACTATGAACAAATACACTCGCTGGTACAATCAAATCACAGAACGCGCACGTTCTCGGATTACAGAAGATTACACAGAAACGCATCACATACAACCGCGCAGTCTTGGTGGTACAGATGATGAATATAATCTCGTTGAGCTGACTGCGAGAGAACATTTTATATGCCACTGGTTATTGACAAAAATGACTACAGGCGATGCAAGAAACAAAATGTTAAGTGCATTTTTTCTTATGAGAGGAAATAATGCATATCAAAATCGTTATATTAACAGTCGAGCATACGAAATCTTGAGGGAAGAGTATGCACAATATATTTCAAAAATGAATACTGGAAGGGTACAGCCGCCTGAAGAAAAAGCTAAACAAATCGCAGCTATTACTGGACGCAAGCGCAAACCGTTTACTTTAGAATGGCGAGAAAAAATGAGTCAAGCCCATCGAGGTGAAAAAAATCATAGATATGGTGTAAAAGTCAGCGAAGGAACCAAACAGAAACAAAGAGAAAAAGCCACAGGTCGTAAACAAAGCGCAGAAACCATACGCAAAAAAGCAGATGCCATCCGTGGTCGAGCCAAACCCAAACTGCTGTGCCCCCACTGCAGCCGCATGATAGCTGTGAACACCTACCCCCGCTGGCACGGCACCAACTGTGCCCTGGCCCCCGGTAAATAACGCATGCCCACGTTCATAACGCCGATATCTGGCACTGCCCAACTCACCACTGCCACTGGTCTCACAGTGATCTCTCAAGGCGCCTGGCTGTTCTCGCAGAGCGGCTACAATGACAGCATCTCCTGGGGTGTGAGCCTGGGCGGCCCCACTGAGTCTGCCCCCAAAGCCGCCACTGCCACCGTTGACAGTGGCCTGCTGCATCTTCGGGCACAGAACTGGACCATCGCGGGCACAGGCAACACCCTTACAGCATTCACGGATCCTGCTACCGGTATCACCTATGGGCCTGAACGCTGCCGCATCTTGATCACAGGAGCATGGTCAGTGCCTCGCCGTGTGAACTCCAACAGTTTCAACTCCACTGGTGTGATCTACACCGGGCTCACAGAAACCGACGAAGGTTCACGGTCAATGACACCCTATCTGCTCAACTATGAAACCTACGCACCTGTGTCATACGTGATACAGGGTGCCGCGGTCACAGGTGGTGCGCAGGACACTTTCTCGCCGCAGGTGTTCTTTTGCCGATGCACAGAATCAGTGACCACTGACAATTCCAATCGCGAGTTCCAGAGCAACAGCATCGCTGCCCCGGCCTGGAGCTACAGCTACGCCAAATCTTGGCAGACTGACTAAATACTGTTCACGCATCAGGCGTGTTATGCGGAGATTAAACCCCACCGCGTACGGACTAGAACTCCGATTGGACTTCTTTATAGGAGAAAACAAATGGGACGTCCCCTCAAGATCAAAAAAACAACCACCAAGGACATTGGTTTTGTCTCGCTTGGTGAACTGGAAGCACCGGTATTTCCTGACACACTGAACACTGACCAGTTCATCGGTGTAGTAGGCGGAGCCAATGCCAGCGGCGGATCTGCCGTGGCCACATCAGCCTATCCCGTGGTGCGTGTGCAGGTGCACTTGGCCACCGGCGGTCCGGGTGCCGCAGAAGCCCCGGGCTTCATCATCACCCAGAAAGGCAACATCAAGTATCTGGTGGCGGACACCACATCAGTGGCAGACGAAAGCCTGGTGGTGGGTCGCACCTACATCATCAACACCGTGGGCACCACGGACTGGGTCAGCTGTGGAGCCAGTGTGAATCCTGCTGCTGGTGATGTGTTCACGGCCACCGGCGTTGGTGCCGGTACCGGCACAGCGTTTGAAGTTGGTGTGTGTGCGCTGGCCAATGAAGCCACGGGTGCGCTGTCGGCGGGCAACATGAACATCGCAATATTCAACGGTGACTCCACGGACATCCTGGTGTCAAAACTCACCAACAAGTTTGCGCTGGACTATGGCACACCCAAGGTGCGCTATCTCGTGAACTTCTTCACTGACGAAGGCACAGAAATCAAGTCCGGCACCGTGGGCGAAACCGTGGCCTTGGCCATCGCTGAGAACTACACTTCGTAGTTTGCATCACCCTGGATCCTCCCTGCGCTACATACAGGGAGGATTTTTTTATGGCTGCTTTTGTGCTGGGCAACGGTGTGAGCCGTGCCGCAATAGACGTTGATGATCTCCTGCGATTGGGACCTGTGTACGGCTGTAATGCGCTGTACCGCAGCCATACAGTCACGGCCTTGGTGGCCACGGATCGCCCCATCGCTGACGTGATACAGGCCTCGGGCTACAGCCTCCAGCACAGATTCTACACCCGCAGACCACAGCCAGGAACCGGGGCCCAGGCCGTGCCCAGGCAGTATTTTGGTTTCAGCTCCGGACCCATAGCCTTGGCCCTGGCCGCTGC